AGAGCTGGTTTCACCTCTAGTAGTTCAATAGGGGTAATAATCGAAGCGGTAACAGGCACAGGTACAAATGTAAGAAGGGGAAAAAGTTGGGACAATTCAACAACGGATGCACCTCAAATTTCTGTAACTTATACTACTACAACAACTAATGAATAAATGACACCAACGATTTTTTTTGGATTGGTTGGTTGTAAAATTTAGTAAAGCAGAGAAATATCAAATAAACTAATAAATGAAATTTATAATTTTTACGGTTTACTAGAAAATACTATATTTATATATACACGAATATTAAATAAAAACATATCAAAATGGCAGAACAAATCAAGTTTACACAAGAAGAAGTAAAACAAGTAGATGATATCAGAAATCAAACAGGATTAATTTTCCAACGAATAGGACAACTTTCAGTTGAGTCAGAAAGACGGCTACAGGAAATAGAAACTGCAAAATCACAGCTGAACGAAGAACTCAAATTACTTCGTGATACCGAATCAACACTATTTACTTCTCTTAATACCAAATACGGTGATGGTAATTATGATCCGGACAATAATGTTTTCACACCAATCGAAGAAAAAAAACCACAAGAACCTGTATCATGATATCAAAATATATAGTTTAGGAAAAATATTTTATATTTATATATGTAATTTTACATTAAAAAAATTAATTAGGAGAAAATAAAATGGCAGAAAAAATTGTATCACCTGGAGTATTTACCCGTGAGAATGACTTATCATTCTTGGCCCAAGGTGTTGGAAACATAGGAGCGGCGATAATAGGGCCTTTTAAAAAGGGACCAGTATTCCTGCCAACGATTGTAAATACACAATCCGAGTTCGAACAAATCTTCGGTACACCTGATGGATCATACTATACAGGATATACCGTTCAAAATTACCTAAGAGAATCGGGAACTGTAACTATTGTAAGAGTAGGGCATATCGGTGGGTATACACACACCGATGCTATTGCAATCGGAGTTAGTGGTTCTACTGGAACAAAATTGATAGGTAGTCTGTTTTCCACCGTAAATGGCACGGAAATTACAGGGTTTCCAGCTGCATCAAATCAAATAACCTCACAAGCATCGGCATCTGCATTTACTATCGATGGTACTGAACTGGGAATTACTACTCCGTTGTCCGCATCTATAGATCCTACACAAGCAAATGATATTTCTAATGTATTTGGAACATCTGCACTTGGTACTAAGAATGCATATGTATATAACTACTTCGAAACTGAAGCCGCGAAACAAGTACAAATTCTTACTTCCAGTGGATCAAGTGTAGAATATATAAATCTTCCTGTACAGGATTTCAGTAATGATGCACAAGTTGCAAATACTCCATATATACAATCACAATTAATTTCAGGTCAAAGATATGATCTTTTCCGTTTCCATACATTGGGTGCAGGAAATAGTTCAAACCAAGAATATAAAGTTGCAATTTCCAATATAAAGAGAACAAGATTATCGGACGGTTCGGAAGGTTGGCCAACATTTACCGTAACGGTACGTGAATTCGGTGATTCCGATAGGAGACCAACTTTCCTAGAAAACTATTCCGGTGTTAATTTGGATCCATCTTCAGCTAACAATATTGCTAGAAGAATCGGTAACTTGAATGTAACAATAGACCCGAGTGGTAAACAGATAATTACTGGTGATTTCCAAAACAACTCGAACTACATTAGGGTAGAGGTTAAAGATGACGGATCCTTCCCATCCGATGCGTTACCGTTCGGTCATGGTGCTTATATCAACCCACTTTTTGTCGGTACGGTAGGTGATTATACCGATAGTAGTGTTCCTGCGGTAATATACTCAACGGGATCGATTAATAATAGTGGAAATTCATCAACTAATTTCGCGGGTATCCAACTTGATACAGCTGGAATCAAGGTAGATAATAAATCCTACCTATCACCTATACCGAAAAGTGCAACCATTGGATCGAATACATCATTCTCATTTGATGCACCGATAACCGCGGTGGTAAACGGATTGGTATCAACATACAATTTCGGATTTACAATGGGCAATATAAACTCATTTAATAATCAGACACTTAACTCACAAAGACAGTTTATCATCGGATTCCAAAATGGATTCGATGGAATATCACCGACAGTAAAATCTATGTTGGGTGAATCTATAACTGGGACTAACTCACAGGGGTTTGATTTATCAAGTTCAACCGCAAGTGGATCAGTCGCATATCAAAAAGCAATAAACTCGGTATCCAATCCGGATGACTTCGATATTAATTTGGTATCCGTACCTGGTGTAATACGATCTGAACATCCATCCACATTCGATTCCATCGTAAATATGGTAGAATCAAGGGAAGATGCATTCTTTATAGGTGATGTGGTTGGTACAAACTCAACTATAGGTGATGCAATTGCACAAGGTGGATTCGTAGATTCCAGTTATGTTGGAACTTACTATCCTTGGGTCAAGACAATCGATGTTAACACAAACAGATTGGTATCAGTTCCGCCATCGGTATTAATGCCGGGAATATACGCATCCAATGATGCCGTATCCGCTGAATGGTGGGCACCCGCGGGACTAAATAGAGGTGGAATAGTAGGTGCGGTAAGTGTTCTAAATAGATTAACCCATGCAGAACGTGATGAACTATACGAGGGTAAAATTAACCCAATCGCATCATTTCCGGGAGAAGGGATTGTTGCATTCGGACAAAAAACCTTACAGGAACGTTCATCTGCGCTCGATAGAATAAACGTAAGAAGATTACTTATTAAAGTTAAGAAGTATATTGCATCTACATCAAGATACTTTGTGTTCGAACAGAATACTGCAACAACTAGAAATAAGTTCATAAACTCGGTGAATCCATACTTGGAAGGAATCCAACAACGACAGGGTCTATATACCTTTAGGGTAGTAATGGATGATAGTAATAATACACCCGATGTAATCGATAGAAATATATTAGTCGGACAAATATTTTTACAACCTACTAAAACAGCTGAATTTATTGTGATTGATTTCTCTATAGTTCCGACTGGAGCCGCATTTAGTGCATAAATTATTAACTATTTAATTATAAAAACCACTCTTTTAGGGTGGTTTTTTTATATGTATAGGTGTAAAACATATCATTAAATTATGAAAAGATATTACGTATATAGAATAGATGACCCAACTACAAATCAATTTTATTTTGGTAGTAGAGGCTGTGAATGTAGACCCCGAGGATGATATATATATATGGGTTCTATGAAAACATGGATACCCGAAGATAATAATCGGTTGGTAAAAACTATATTACAAACTGGATTCCGTAAATATGAAACTGCTATAAAATATGAATCTAAAATTATAAAAGAAAATATTGATAATCCCTTAAATGAAAATTATCATATACCAGCCGAAGGATTTCATACGAGTGGGATGCAATGGGATGATTTATCCAAACAAAGGTTAAGTAAAAAACGGATAGAAAATAAATTAGCATTAGGTATGAATAACCCTATGTTCGTCCGAAACCACAGACAAGAAACTAAGGTTAAAATGAAATCCAAAGCTAAAGGTAGATATACATTGGAGTGGTACATAGACCGGAATGGATTAGAAAATGGGACTAATCTTTATACTGAAAGATGTATATATCATAAAAAAAGAAATTCCGGCCGCGGTAATCCAATGTATAATAAAACTCATACACAATCATCACGTGAAAAAATGAGTAAGAATTCATCAAAAATAGTTGGTAAGTATGATATGGAAAATAATTTATTAGATATTTATAGTAGTATGATGGAAGCATCATCTAAGAACAACATCAGTATTAGTATGATTAGTGCGGTATGTAATCCAAAACGAATTAACAAAACTGCTGGCGGATTTATCTGGAAATTGGAAAATTAACGGAAAAGATAAAAAAGTTATATTTATATACAGAATTAGATAATTACAAACACAGAATAACATACATATATCATGGCAGAAGTACTTGAATACAACGACATTTTTTTTACAAATTTTGAACCAAAAACAAAAAATCGTTTTATCATGGAGATAGATGGTATTCCATCATACATGATTAAAACAGCATCAAAACCAAGTATTCAGTTCGAGGAAATTGTACTGGATCATATTAACGTAAAACGTAAATTAAAAGGTAAGGGTGATTGGCAAGCGATCGATATTACTTTATATGACCCGATTGTTCCAAGTGGTGCACAAGCAGTAATGGAATGGGTACGATTATCACATGAATCCCTAACAGGTCGTAATGGATATGCGGGAATGTACAAAAAGGATATCGATATTTACACTTTAGGGCCTATCGGTGATAAAGTAGAACAATGGAAACTGAAAGGAGCGTTTATCACAAGTGCTGCGTTTGGTGATGTTGATTGGGCCGATGGATCTGGAATTGTTGAGATTTCATTAAGTTTAAGTATGGATTATTGTATATTGGAATTTTAATTAGAATCGAGTATATATTAAAAACCCCTATGAAAATAGGGGTTTTT